AGGAGAAAGAATTTTAACTATATTCTTTATTGCTCTATCAAAAAATCCCATACTATATTGTCATTGTAGAACCCGGAAATAACATCTCCAAGTCGTTTGTTAATAATTCTATCTCATCTTCATTGCCTGCATCTCTTGCATCTTGTAGCATTTGTAATAAATTTGGTAAAGTGTAAGTGTCTGCACTAGCTTCTAATGTTTCTGTCATACTGCCAGGAGGTAATTCACCTTTAAAATCGTCTGGTAATGGTTCATAATCAAAATCATTTTCTGGATCGTCATCACCAAAAAGTTTTCTACTAAAGTAATCTATAATACCACCATCAGCTGTGGGATCTTGAAACAAATTAAAAGGTAATCTTCTAATAAAAGGTAATCCACCAGCCATAAATACTTGTCCTTGTGGAGCATCTGTTGGATTTATATCTAATAAATCTCGTAATTTATCTTGAAGTGAATCTGCAGGTAAAGGATCTACGGGCGATGGCATCATGTCCACGGGTCCAGGTGTTACGTCCAAAACTGGTTCTATTGTAGCTGTAAAATTGGGTAGCATAGATGAATCTCTACCACCTTTACCTTTTTCATAATCTACTATAATATTTGGATCAGGATTGGGAGGAAATATTTGTATTGGTGCAACATCTTTTGCTCTATCAAACAAAGTTGGTAGACCTCTGCTTGATCGCATAATATAATTTTCTCTGTTACTGTCATCAAAAGACATCGTAGGTCTATTCATTACACTAAAAGGTGTGCCTGGTGTTTGTTGTAAAGGTGTACCAACACGTCTTGATCTTTGTAATCTCGTTATTGACATTATACGTCTCCTGCTTTACCCTCTAATATTTTGTGAATTGCTGCACTAATAACGACATCTTGTCTAATGTGTTCTGCCTTAGTGTCAGTTGCAGGATCAGCAACATCATCATCAGCTTCTTTAGCTGAACCATATTCCTTTCCTGTTACAGTATTGGTAATAGTTATTTCTGCCGGAACAACAATCTTCGGTACCTTCTCTCCGTTGATCTCGACGTACTCCACTACTCCGTCATCATTTATAGGCATAATCCCTCCTTATAGCAAGTATTTTGTTGTATTTCAATCATTATGATATCTCTAAAAATGTTACATACACATTGATCGGTTGTGCATTTGTATTGATTTTAAGTAAATCTCCTGCCTCTAATACATCAGAACCAGAAACAAAGGTTTTTGTACCGTTATTAGCCAAACTAGACTCGTTATCTATTGATATAGCATTTACTTTCATGGTTACATTTGCAGCTCCACCACTAGCATTAAATACTTTCACTGTTTTTACTATGGTGGTTGTAGCTGTAGGACAAGTATATACTGTGTTGTCCCCTGTGCTAGTCAATGCAGATATTACTCGTTTGTATGTGTTGGCCATTAATTTAAAAACCAGGCAAAAGCCTCATCATCCTCTCTAAGTGTTTCTGGTGTGTATGAACTATTTAATAATTGTATCAATAGATCTAGTGATTGTATCATTTGATCTATTTGACCTTTACTATATTCTTGTGGTGCTTGTGGTAATCTAGGTATGTTTATTTGTGCCATTATCTCATTCCGTCTGGTTGTACGTCTGCTCTATATGTGCCATATCTCCATTTAGTATCTATTGCAGAACTTGTTATTTTTAAAGATGCTTGTCTGCCACGCGCACGTGTATCTATTTTTGTTGTTGTAGGTGATACTGTAAATGGTCCATTTGTTGTAGCTGTGGAACTCGGATACAATTTAAAATTTAACTCTACATTGACATCACCGTTTTGATTTTTAAAATCAGGTATAAATCTTTTTATTGACATAAGTCTTTCACCTGCTTGTGGTAACACAAAATCACCAGATGTAATTGATGATGACAATGCTGTGCCATCGGCATCATTACCATTTTCATGACTGTATAAAAAACTTCTGCCTGCAGTCAATCCTGTAATTGTGCTAATTGTAGATGTTGTGTCTGTGTTATCAAACTCTATTGCTTGTGGAAAATTATAGACACCTTTATCAGACCAAGAAGATCTTGCTAATGTGCCAACATACCATACATTTTCTAAATAATTATATGTAACAGATCTATTTATAATATTAGAACCACTAGAAGGATAAAACCATGTTACTTCATTAAACTCTGTGTTAAGACCAGCAAAAGTATCTTTTTGTGATGCTTCGTCTATATCTGTAAATACATAGTCTTCTACACTACAAGGTATTTTTTGTACCGAACCATCGAACAAGAAGAATGAATCGTTACCCATCCAAAATGATCTACCATTAGATTCTACAGCTGCGTGTTGTCCTATACAACCACAAGCAGAACCTAATTGTTGAAAACCAAATACAAACGGTGCACCAATTAATTGCATTTGATACAGTGCGGTATCTGACCACACAAGAACAGCACCACGTGAACGTTTTGCTGTTACAAGTTTTGATCCGTCTGTAAGTCTTTGTGACCCAGCTGTGTTTGTTGCAGTAGGTGTCCATGTTGCAGGGTCTTCTTGATCAGACCAACGAAGAAACATATCATCTCTTGTAGATGCTGTGCCTATTGTTGTTTCTGTTCCAAAACAAATAACGTGTCTATCTGTACCAGAAACCAGTACAAATCTACTAGATGTAGGAGCACCAGAAACTGCTGTTCTATTAGCACGTTGAACTGTTGACGTGCTAGCTGACGTGTCCCAATAATATAAACTGCCATTTAATTGTTGACATAACACATCTTCACCCCAGTTATCCAATGACCATTTACCAGAATCAAGTTGTACAGAATCAGGTGGTGATAAACCAGCACGTGTGGTATTCCAAGTGGATAATCCCCATGTACCTGCACCCCATCCATAACCTTGAATAGAAAAAGCAGGATTAGTATTTATTTGATATTCTGCTGTGCCTGTTCTACCACTAGCACCAGAACCAGAAGCTGCTGCTTTGGCAGTAATTACATAGTTATCTGTATCGGTGACTGATTGTATTTCAAATTCACCCTCTAAATTACTAGCAGTGATACCATTGGCTGTACCGGATACACTAGATATAGTGACAAAATCACCTTCTATTGCACCGTGTGTAGCATCTGTAACTGTAACTGTCGTAGATCCTGAAGTGGTAGTAAATTCTGTGATAGATGCACCACTTACACGTATTGGTGTGATGTCATGAAAAGCTTGGTTTTGATACACATACAATTTTTTGTTTGTACCAGTCATTAGATATTGATCACCATCTAGAGAAAACCAATTTATAATACCGCGTGCTGCACCAACAAGTGCTTCTGTAGTTGTTTTTGTCCAACCACCTATTTTTTCTGGTAAACCATATCTAAAACGAACGTTATCACAATCTATCCAACGTCCTTCAGCACCGTATTCGGTGTTTTGTTTGTCTATACCTGGCGCTACTTGAATTTTTATAAGCGTCATTCAAGCTCCTATATTGCGTTATCGTAAATTCTTATCCAACGTTCTGTGCCATTTACCCTTATTCTTATTGCACCAACTTTGTTACCAGCTGTTGCTGTAGAAGAAGATACACTTTTAGACGCATCAGAAGCTGACGTACCTACATAGTTTGTAAATGCATAGTCTTGATCCAACTGTTCTAGTTCTATAACAGGTTGTGCACCTGTAGCCGAAGCTTGTCTTACATGTAATTTTCCGTTTGGTGATGAAATGCCCATACCAACACGATCTGTGCTGCCATCAGTTATAATTAAATTTTGATCTGTATCACCTTCAAATCTAGCATCTACCGCTGCACCTGACTGGTTAAAAGTAAAAGAACCACCATCAAAAGATACATCACCTGTAACAGTGAGTGTACCTGATAGTGCCATGTTAGCTAAATTTTCTGGTATTTGAAATGCTGATGTACCGTCAGTATAAATTAAATGTATTGCACCAGACGTAAGTGTGACAGCAGAACCACCTGATGGTCCAAATGTCAACGCGTGTCCAGCTCTTGTTGTAGCATCTTTTATTATATACCAATTAGGATTTGCTTCACATGTTAATGCAGTAGAACCTGCAAGTGTACCTGTTAAATTAAGAACTGCTCTACTTTGTTGATCTCCTGTGCCACCACTAGCAACAGTTAATGCTTGTGATGTACCAGTAATTGCAACACTTGCGTATCCTTTAATTGCATTTTCTATTTTTTCTAAGTTATCGTTTGTTTTAGATCCCCATGTACCAGCGTTTGCACCAGTGGTCTGGAGGTCTAAATTTAATATTGTCGAATCAGCCATATTATCTCCTTATCCTGTTGGAACGACAGTCCATGAATTACCACTAGAATCGTCTACACCATTCCAGATTGTTAGTTTTGGATCTCCTACTTGTGCTGCAATGCTAACACCTGTTGGAATTACAAGAGCAGAAGCTGCTACAGTAACCGTTCCTAAACCAAATGTTGCCTGCACACCAGCAGGAAAATATCTTGACTCTAATGTAACACTTCCAACAGCAAATGTCGAGGACACACCTGTTGGTGCAACGACAGCAGAAGCTGCAACTGTTACATCACCTACAGTTAATGTTGCAGGTACACCTGTTGGTTGTACGAGTGCAGAACCACTTACTGTTACTGTACCAAGCGATGATGTTATTTGTATTCCTGTTGGATCTACAAATGTTTCAGCTACAACTGTTACAGTGCCAAGGCCCATAAGAGCCTCTAAACCTGAAGGTACAACTAAAGCGTCAGCTACAACTGTTACTGAGCCAACCTGGGCTGTGAAAGAAACACCAGTTGGTTGTACTAATACACCAGCTGTTACTGTAACTGTTCCTAAACTAGAAGTTATTTGTTGTCCGGTTGCTGCTACTACAGCATTTTGATCTACGTCCTCGGAAAAGGCACGCTCACCGAATGATGCAGCGCCAAAGGTCACTCTACGTGTCTCCTATTCTCATAAAGGTAAATGTAGTTCTATTTTTGGTGCTTTGACCTTTTATTCTATTACTGGTATTTGCTTGTGAAGCACTAAAACGAACCTTAACATTAGAAGTATCAGTCACATCTATAGTTGATTCAATACTACCACCACCATAAGCAAAACCAGTTGTTGCACCTTCATAACCTTGTGCAATAGATGTATAAGAAGAATTATTTGTCGTGCTTTGAATTGAAAAAGCAACATAATCTTCTGCCGAATTTGCATTTTGCACGCACAAAAATCTAACTAAATAAATTCCTGTGCTTGGAAAAGTAAAAATACCAGAACTTTCAGTCATACCACTTCCTATAAATGCTTGTGTAGCTGAATCTACTCTTTCAAGATTTGTTGTAATCGGCTCATGATTACCTGTTAAATCATCACTTAATCTCCATTGGTCATACATAGTAATTCCTGCAGTAAAACTAGTAGCACCAGTGCCACCATTACCTGTAGCAAGCGTACCTGTAACGTTGGTCGCTAAATTTATTGCTTGATTCAGTCCTAGTCTAGTTAGTGCCATTACGGTTTACTCCATATTGAATTTGTTAGATTACCATCAGAATCACGTGCTAGTAAAGCATCGTATTGTGTTTCTGTTGTATTGTTCTGTGGCAAGTCTCTTAGACTTTGACGCCATGTCTTAATGTTGTCTGGCATAGTATTATCTGACAAAGCAAGATAATCTGTTTCAATGAGTTTTTTTAGTCTTAATTCTTTTATATAATTTAATTTAAATTCTTTAGTAATAACATTTTGAGATATTTCTTCATCTGTCATATCTCTAACAACACCGTTAATATTTATTTTTGACATTATCTACTTACTCCATAAATTCTCATTTCATAATCTTCAAAGTTACCTGAACCTAAATAAAATTGAAAACCATCAGGCACTGTTGCATTTACAAATTCAAACACACCAGTTATTTTCCTACAATGTCTATCACCTGAGTCATAGTTAGATATTTTTGCTGTCCAATCACAAATACTAATACCCATATTAGAAATCAAACCAACAGGAAAAATCATACCTTGAAAAGAAAGTGTCCTTGTTCCTGCATTATCAGTTATGTATGCATGGTCACTTGAAGCACTAGAAGAAATAGAGGGGTTAGATTCTCCTTGTTGTATTGATAAGTTTGCAAAATTGTAATTTGAAGCAGTTAAAGCCGACCCTCCATCTCTAAATCTTGCCCTTAATGTTACTCCATTACTACCTATTTTCAGCAGTGCTACTACTTTATATGCGGCATAAGAAGTATTATCCATTATACTATCTAATGCAACTGTAGAAACATCAGATGTACTTTCTATAGTTCCTAACAAAGTTAAACCACCACTTGGTAAATTAGATTTTTGTACGTGTTTAAATGCATTGGAATCCGCTGAGTCAGCTATTAAAAACTTATCAGCATCAGCAAGTGTCGTCTTCTCTGAAGCACCTGTAATGATACTTGTTGGAAGTGTTACTGTTCCAGCACTTAGATTAGTTGTATCACCTGCTTCACCAATTTGTGTATTG